CCGCCCCGACTAGCATGGCTTTTAAGGCAACAAAGGTTAAATCTTCCCCCTGTCCGGTTAATAATTGCATTGCCAATGTACCTAAAAATCCGGCAATAAAAATTCTGCCATATCTGTATAATATTCTCTTCCATTTTGGATATGATTCTTCCATAAATATCACCTTCCCATCATTTTTAAAAATAATTTAAAGAATAATTCTTTTTTTGAGTACCCTGAAATTTTCATGGAGAGTTTTTCTTTTAATGTTTCTACTTCTTTTTCGGCTTTTTCTGCTCTTAGGCGTTCTTTCTTAAAATCTTTGTTAATTTGCTCCATTGCGTCCTCATTTGAGGCTGTTATATCAAGGTATCTTAGCTCCGACGCTCTATTTGCCTCTAGGAGCGACGTTTTTTCTAAAGATGACTGTTTTATCGTCTCATTCATGGTAACTATCTGATTGTTTTGTTCAGCTACCGTAGATTGAAGATTTTTAATGTGTTCTGTAGAAGATTGACCGTCTGAAACATACTTTTTTGAAAGTTCATCATAAGATGTTTTCCACTTATCACGAGACTGTCTTACTCCAATAAGTTCTTCCAGTAATTTATCGTATTTTTCCTGAAGTTCATCTAAAGGGTCGGAAGTTGTAAAACTATCTACCCACTCTACTAAATTGTTATCTAGGGGATTGATATAACCTGCATATCCATTTCCCCTATCTCTTGGTTTTGGAAACACTCCGAAGTGAAGATGCGGACCTGTACTGTTTCCTGTATTACCCGATATTCCTAAAACATCCCCTGCGGTGATTTTGTCATTAACTTTAACAAGTTGTCCTTTCATGTGTGCGTATAAAACACCGCACTCGTCGTTTTCTACTTTAACATACTTACCGTAACCTGTGGTGTCATCAAGCACTTCTGTAACTATACCGTTAATACATGAAAATAACTTCGTGCCTGTAGGAATTGGTATATCTAAACCGTTGTGTCCGAGAAGTCCAAATTTCTTATATGATGCGGGGTTTTCTCCAAATAATTGAGAATATCCCTTGTCCGCCCCTTCGTAGAGATTGCGTTGAAGTCTAATCTTCATGTCCTAATTATCCCCCAAAGCCTCTGTATTTGCAAATTCATCTAAGACCTATTAACATTAAAAGTGAGTTTGCAATTCCTAAAACAACCGCAGTGCCTATAATAATAAGAGTAGCTTTATATGGTTTAAATTCTATTTTTGTTAGAAATGTTTGATAAATCTCATCTGCATTCGTTTTTGCTTCTATATATTCGGTTCTTGTAACAAAACCTGCTTTAAGTTCCTTGATCTCGGTTTTTATTTCGGTAATATCGGATTTAATATATTCAATATCCGTCTGTATTTTACCTATATTAACTTCGTTTGATTGTTTCATTATTCTTTCTACTTTGTTCATAAACTTGTTTCAATGCTTCCTTTAACTCCTGTTCGTTTTTTTCCATAATAGATAATGTTTTCTGTAATTCCTCTAGCTTTTCATAAATCCTATCCAGTAACCTAGTGATTTTTTGATCAAAGGTTGGTATGTAATTTCCCGATCCACGACCCCTCATTCCGACTGGGAGTTTTTCTTCGAGTTTCATAAAATTATTCTATACAAGATATCTATTTTATCAAGTTAAAATACTTTTATTTTTTACATGGGTATTTTGTATTGTAGGTAAGCCGTCCCGTCAAGACGTTTTTAACTTTATTGCAATCTCATACTCACGCTCAACAAACTGTCTCATGGCTTCACGGATAAGAACAGAACGTCTCATGTGGTATAAGTGGGTAATCTCATCAAACAATCTTAAATCGTCCGGGTAAATATAGACGGCTATCTTCATTGAAACATTTTTCTTATACTTCTGTCGATAGAATGGAGTAAGTTCCATATAGGGATTATAATAGGAGAGACGGAAAAGTAAAAGGCTATGAATAAGGAATGGTCTGGTGTGGTCGTGCGTAAGAGTTAAAATGGCATGCCTCATGAATTGATGAAACGTCGTATAATATGCAAATAACGACGTGTATCCTATTTACATTGCAACCACGCTGTTATGACATAGTGTAAAATAGCACATTCGGAGTGATAAGACCCATAGGTAAAATACGATAAAGTATTAAATAGCACCACATCAACCTTTACCCGTGGGTATGCACATTGGGAAGAGGGTGGGGCATGCGGAGAAATTCGAAATCATCGCTGACGTATTACACCCCAACACATTTCTAAATCTAATGTCGTGACAAATACGGTACTATGCTGTATCGTTCCTCTATGAGAACTGTTTCTATACGGGATTTTCAACGCAATTTTTATAAAGAGATTCTGGATTTACCCTTAACTGTAACAAAAATAGGAAATCCTTTTATTGTCGTGACATCGTGTGTTGGAGAAGAGAAAGTGATATCTAAGATGGAAAAATTCCGAGAATTAAAGAACTTAATTGAAAATAAAAGTGAGATTATTGAAGATAAACCGGTGGAAACCCCTAAAAAGTATGGAAGATGTAAAGTTCCCGGATGTTTACTTGAAGCTTCAGGTCTTGGGAAACATTGGGAGGATGGGGGATTTTTCGATGTTCAGATGTGTGAGAAGCATGTTTTAAGGAGTTTTAAGGAATATGAAACTATCAGGTAGAATTAAGGCGGGAGGAGTTTTTCATCCATTTATTTCAAATCCTGAATGTCTGATATGTCAGGCATACGAGGATGGTAAAAATATCCGAACTTTAATTGATAAATACATCGTAAGTAATTCTATTGCAAAAACAAGAGTCTTTTTATCCGAAAAAGGAATTTATGTGGGCGAGGTTGCAATCGAATCCCATATTAAAAGGCATTCTGCATTCATTAAAGAGATAAAGAAAGCAATTTTAGAATCTGCAAAAAAGGTTTCTCTTGCAAAGCTTGATTCTCTTGAAGATGAATTTATCGAGGCTGAGGATGTTTTAACTGATATTATTAATATCGGTGGAAATAAGATTCGTTCAGGAGAGATGGCGGTTGATAGAGTTCTCTTACTTGGAGCGTTAAAGGAACAGGGAACTAGAAAACAACAAGGACGACTCAGGGATCTTCTTGATGAATTGGATTCTAAAAGATTTATCGAGGGAGAGGTTGTAGATGACGAAAACATTACCTGAAGTATATACAAGGAATTGGAATCCATCTGAATTTGATTCTTCCCTATTTATTTCAACATATATTTCAACTTTAGATAAACCATTAAAACCAACAGGAGAACAACTTCGTTTTATGAAAAATATGTTAAGTGGTGATTTTGATGAAGGTTGGTTTGCGGGAGGGAATTCCAGCGGTAAAACTTGGACGGCTAAATTTATGGCCATGCACTGGGGTTGTTTTAAGATTAAACCCGGAAAGAATAAATTTGTATCTATGGGCGAGTACAGGAATGCACCATATAATATTTTATGTACGGGACCTGAGAACAAACAAGCTATGGAGTTATGGAGTTCAATCGAGGATTCTTTTAAGAAATCTCCAATTCTAAAATACAAAGTAGATTCGGTTACCACGGGAACAAAACGAAACATTCACCCATCTATGATTCTTGATAACGGAGTTATGATTGAGGCGGTGGGTTTGCATGATAAAGGAAAACACATCGAGGGTCAAGCTTACGATTTAATTCTTTTAAATGAACCTCCTGATGTCAGACATTTGGTACATTGTTATGAAAAGGTTTTAATTCCCAGAACTTGGAGGCGTGGTGGGGTGATTGCAGGATTTGGAACTCCTAAAGGGAAAGGAGAATATTACGGATTGTGGAGACGTGGACAAAAAGAACTTGACGGAGCTCCGAATAAGTATTTTGAACCAAGAGTTTATTCTCAATATTCTGATTCACGAACCAATCCTTATGCAGATCAAAATAAAATTCTTATAGATATTAGAGGAAAACCTGAAGAATGGGTGCGGGAAAGAATTGAAGGCAGATTTATAGATTCAGTGTTTTCGGCTTTTAAGGATACTGATATTGATAATGTAACCTTTCCTGACCTTAAAAAAAGTATTCCTCCATCTACAAATCATCAATATATTCACGGATTGGATTTTGGACGAAAGGGAGACTTTACGGCACGGATAACGTGGGACGTTTCTGTTAGACCACATGTTCAGGTGGATGTTTATCGTGCGGGAGGCGGAGCAGTAACTTGGGAAAACATCTTTGAAGATATCCTAAATGCAGCCAAGAAATATCCGGGAGAATTTATTTATGATGCAACAGGAATGGGGGGAGATATTCAAAAAGAATGGCTGGATGATATTGGAATTCAATCTGTTCCTTATCAGTTTGGCGGCTCTCCGGGTAAAAAAGTGGCTTTAATAAATAATTTACAGGATTATATTACAAAGGCAAAGTTTAAGATGGCATACGATGACCAACTTCAAAGCGAACTCAGGGGCTATCCTGCGAACTTAGATGACAAGGGAATGGAAACTGATATGGTTATGGCTTTAGCGTTGTGTGCGTGGGGAGCAAGAAACTACGAACCATTAGGTCAGGTTGAATACTATAATAGGTAAACCTTTCAGATAACTTGATATTTATTTATAATATTGTACTTTATAAGTATGGACAAATTGAATATGGACATGTTTTCCTTTCTGGCATTGTGGTTCAATAATCTTCGTAAGAATGTATTCAAAGTTGAGGTAATAAATAATTCAAAAGACGATACTAAAAATCTTGAGTCCAAACTTGACGAGGTCGTTCAAGCTCTAAAAGAACTTCCAGAGGAAAGATCGGATATTACTGAAAAGAGAATGAAGGAATATATCGTTCTCACTAAGGCTTTGGATGAAAGAAAAACTCAAAAGGTTGAGGTTACAAACTTAAAATATCCCGAATTAAAAATACCAAAAGATACTCAAGTACATGGGTCGGTTTCTGTTTCCAACCTTCCTAAAGTTCAAGAGGTATCAGGAGATATTAATGTAAGAGAATTTCCAAATCTATTAAAAGGTATTCAAGTTGTAGTGGATACAATTAACGATTTGAAATTAGATTTCGCCCAATCTTTTAAAGGTTTTGGAAATTCGTTTGCAAGCACGGCAGGTTCTAGGGAAGCAATAAAGATTACTGACGGTAGCAAGAATGCAACATTAACTACATCGGGCTCTAAGAATTTATTAGATGTAAACATAGCTTCAAGCTCTGCTGGTGGGGACGCTACAGCGGCTAATCAAGCTACTATGATAACTTCACTTGCGAATATAGATTCCGATACTTCCGCCATTCAAACCGCAGTCGAAACTATTGATAACGCAGTTTCGGGAGCGGGATTTAATATTACGCAACAAGGTGGAGTAGCTATCTCATTAAATACAGGAGTAAGAGACAGCGGAACTCAAAGAGTAACTATTGCAACAAATGATGCAGTTCCGATTACAGATAACTCTAGTTCATTAACTGTAGATGGAAACGTAGGGTCGTCTACAGCTACAGGAACAACAGTACCAGCAAATGCATTTTATATAGGCGGTAATAATTCTGCTGGTAATTTAGGTGGTGTTTCACTAAATATTAATGGTATGAATAGTTCCGGAAATACAGCATTACAGGCTATGCATATTGCACAATTTGATGATACTTCACCTACTTCAATAACTGAAAACCAATTTGGAAATGTAAGAATGTCAGCTAATCGCAATCTTTATGGAACAATTCGTGATGCGGCCGGAAATGAAAGAGGTCTTAATGTGGATGCTTCTGGACAAATAGCAATAACAGTTGCATCAATTCCTTCACATGCAGTTACAAATGCAGGAACTTTTGTAACTCAAGCTACACTTCAAGCAGGAACAGCAGAGGTTGGAAAACTTGCTGCAGGAATTGCTGAAATTGGAAATGTAAAAAACAGTGGTACATTTGCAACCCAAGCTACTTTACAAGCAGGTTCGGCCGCTATCGGAAAGTTAGCAGCTAATTCGGGTGTAGATATCGGAGATGTTGATATAACTTCAATTGCTACGGGAACAAATGCAATCGGTCGGGTAGGACATGATATTACAGGAATTGGACATGGGGTTACTACTGTTACAACTGCGGGAACGGATGTGGTTTTAGCTGCTTCTACTGCATGTAAACGTGTAGTTATTCAATCTCAAACTGATAATACTAATTTAATTGCTGTTGGAGCTACTGGAGTTGATGCTACTATTGCCACAGGTAATGGAGTAGTTTTATATCCGGGAGATGCTTTTGAACTTGAGATTGATAACTTAAATGATGTTTACATAGATTCTTTAGTTAATGGGGAAGGTGTGAGATATACATATTTTACATAAACTATGAGTGTAGTTAAAAGTATACAACATGTAATAAGAAAGAATTCTGCTGGTTCTGACTTTATAAGAAGAAGAATTAATTTAGTTGAAGGTACAAATGTAACTTTAACTGTTGCTGATGATTCAACAAATAATGAAACTGATGTAACTATAGCTGCCGCCAGTGGTACTCCCGCATTCACTGACACTATTATTAAGAAAATGTACACCTCTGTAATGCTAAACACTTACCGTACTTTAGACCACACAGCAGGTGGTTTTGCGTTAAATGAAGATGGGTTAGTTGATGCTTTTGAAAGTGAAGCCGGGGTTGATACAGGAACCTCAACGAATGAATCTTACGACTCGGCAAATGATTTGTATGCTCCCTCATTAGCTGATGGTACAGAGGAAAGTAACACAACAGATATGGCGGAAGCAGGGCTAATGCTCCTAAATTACAACGCCGACTACCAGACTCTGGCTGGAGGGTTTAAAATCACTAACGCTAGGTCTGTTACAAAGGTAATTGTAAGTCTTAACAAAGTAGGTTCTCCAACGGGAACAATGACAATGACAATTGAAACAGATTCAGCAGGTTCTCCGTCAGGTACGCCGGTAACTAATGGTACAGCAAATACGGTTGCTGAATCGGGACTTAGTACCTCCTTTGGAGAGATTACATTTACTTTTGCCACACCTCCTTCTTTATCTGCCGCTACGCAGTATCATATAGTCATCACCTCAAATAGAGCAAATGATACAAGTAACCATGTAAAGTGGAATCATGGTTCTAATACTACAAACTACGCCAATGGCGACGGCAAGAGAAAAGACAGTGGTGGAACATGGACAACTCAAAGAGATGTATACTTTAAGATTATCTACAACCAAATTCAAAATATGACACTTCAATCAAATGCTTTTACAGCACAAGCCGCCCCAACTAATGCCAGACTTATGGTCTTAGAGGTTAATGTCGATTCGGTTACGGTTAATACAGATATTAAAGGTTATGTTTCAAGAGACGGAGGAACTACATTTACTCAAGTTACGCTCGTAGATGAGGGAGATACAGAAGCAACTGCAAAACAAATCCTTGTAGCTAATGTGGACATATCCGCACAACCTTCTGGAACAAGCATGAAGTGGAAAGTAACAACATTAAATAACAAAGACATGGATATTCACGGGGTTGGGTTAATGTGGGATTAATTTGAATTTATTTGTTTTTGTGAGAATATGAAAATATGGCAGATTTTATACAACAACTAAAAGAAATGTTACCCGGTACAAAAGAACATACTGAATTAATTTCCAGTCAAAGGTCAGCAATTGAAGTTATGCAGTTGTGGGAATCAGGAGAAAGTGTTTATTCTCAATTAAAAACCAGACTTGAATTTAACAGAGATTATTATCTTGGAAAAGAAAGCAGACAATTTAATTCAAGAACTACAGAAGGTGAGCTTCGTATAATAACTAATGTTGGTGCTACCGTTCTTGATTTAATGGTATATTTGCTTTCAAATAACGCCCCCTATATTCAAGCAACACCAAGAACTAATGACAAAACGTCTCAGATTGAAGCTAGTGTTGCAGAAGATTTGGGAAATTCAGCTCTTAGAATGGCAGGATTTCACAAAACATTTAGAAATACTTGCTGGCTTATGGTTCTTGGGGGTTTTGCGTGGTGGTATCCATTTTGGAATAACGAAAAAGAGTTTGGAAGAAAGAAGAATAAGTTTGATTTTTCTACACTAAATCCATTCACAACCAGAGTTTTTTATCAGGATACAGATTATGAGAAAATTCCTACTTTCATAACTACTAAAAGAATGACTCCAGAATCTGTATTTGACTTATATGATGGTTTTGTCGCAGGACCTGATTCACAAAATCCCTTCATTCCTGAAACTATTAAAGGAGAGGGAATTAGTGATAATAAAGTTACGGTGTTTAGAAAATATGACTCAAAGAATACAATTACTGTTATTGATAGCAGAATAGCAAAAACAGAAGAACATGGCTTGGATTTCACGCCGCTTATTCAAATAAATAATAAATACGTGGTGAATGATCCCCACGGGCATGATGATATCTTTAGAATGCTTCCCGTAGCTCAAGAGTTAAACATGCTAATTTCAGCAGCTTCTGAAATTGCAAGAGATTTAGCATGGCCACCTTTATTAGAATATAACGGGGCTTTAGGAGGTAAGAAAGTTCCTAAAATGCGTGGGGTTAAAATTCCTGTAAGACGAACAGATAAGGGAGAGTCTTTAGAATATATGGTGAACCCGGCTCAAATGGAGCCTCTTTTAAAACAAATTCAGTTATTATTAGACCTTTTCCATTTTGTTTCATTGATGCCAAAGGCTGCTGCTGGTGTGTTTGATTCTTCGGTCACATCAGGATTTCAAGCAAGAATTGCAATGCAACCAGCTACACTTTCAACCGAGAATAAGAGAATAGACCTAGATGCGGCAATAGAAAGACTTGTAAAGATTGCATTATATATGATTGAAAAAAATGACCCTTCAGCTCTTGAGGTTGATGAAAACACAAAATTAACAGAACTTTATAATCTTGAATTTAAGGTAGTTTGGCCAGATAACTTACCAATTGATATAGCAAGAGAAATTCAGAATCTTATATTGGGCATTCAAAATTCATTAACTTCAGTTACTCAAGCTGTTGATAAATACAATGTAATGATGGGTATGGGTTCTAGTGAGGAAACTTTAAATTATCTAAAACAAGAATCCAAGGATTCAAGCGTAGCTCCAGATCGTGCTCTTAAAGTAGCTCAAGTTCAACAGGCATTATCACAAATTGACCAGTCTATGAGTGAAATTAGAGATAAACTTGGGGTTAGTATGACTCCTGATAATATTTTACCCGGAGGAAATGAAACTAATGCAGAAAGAGCTATGACCTCTCCCGACCAGCAAAACCAACCAGTAGATACTTCAAGAGAAGCAGTTCCGCCTGAAAGCATGGGCGGACAGATTCTTCCGCCTGGAGGTAATCAATAATGGCATACGCAACAAGACGCAGCTCAGGAGGCTGGACAACAATAGCACCAAGAACTGACTATGCTAATGTAGTTGCAAATTATGCCGCTGTTATTAGACAAGCTCAGATAGAACAAAAGAATACCGAGATGGAGTCTAAAGTATTTGCATATAAGAACGGTCAATTAAGCTATGAGGATTTAAAAAAGTATCTAGCAGATTCTCTTATTCAAGAATTATCCGGCTCTCAAAAAGAACTTGGTATAAGACAGCTTCAAGTTGAGCTTGATAATTACGAGGACAATAAAAATAAAGATATTGAAAGAGCAAAAATGGAAGCACAGTTTGCTTCTAATGGGATTTCCGCATCCGAAAGAGTTCAAATTGAAGAATCTTTATTAAGATTTTACAAGGATGGAACTCCTGAATATACTAATCAACTTAGTACAATAGCTACAGCTAAAGAATTACAGAGAGTAGATCAAAAGAATGCAAAGATTGCTCAAATTGAATCCAGACTTTCAGAGAGCGGATTAACCAATAGGGAAAAGATTTCTCTTTATGAACAAGCAAAAGGTATGACGGAAAAAGGAACTGCTGAATATTCTAATTTACAAACAAAGATTAACGACATCAAAGTTTTACAAAAGGAAGAAGAAAATAAAAAGAAATTAAATCAAGTTCAAACAGCCCTAATTGATAAATATAGTTCGGGCGGACTAACTAATGATGAAAAACTTTTAATGAATAAAGAACTTCAAAAGTATGTCGAGAAAGATTCTCAAGATTTTGTTAATCTTAAAGAAAATGAAGCAGCTTTACTTGGTGCCATAGCAGATGAAAAGAAAGTTGCAGGAAACAAAGGTGTAGAAGATTCAAGAAGAACTGCGGCGATAGAATTTAATAAATCTAATGTAGAACTTGAAGCTATAGAGGGAAGATTTTCAATAGATGTGAATATGTCAGAAGAAGAATATATGGCGGCTAAGGAACAAATTCTAAATAATCAAAATAAAATAATAACCAATCTCGGTAAAGCCGCATCAGAGGAAGAAACAGCTCAAATGCAATTTGAAATACAAAAATTTTTAGAATTAAAAAATGCAGTTCAAACCGGTCAAGCGGCGGTTGTAAAAGACAAAGAAGGTAAGAAAGCAATTAGATTACTAAAAGAATTGGGTGGCTATATTCAGACAGAAAAGGTAGCAAGTCTTGACCAAATAGAAGGTAACATTGCAGCGAGCTACGAAGAAAAACCTGTTGTTACTATTGTGGAAAATGGTGTTGATAAGAAATATGTTGTAAATACAGATGGTAAATTTGAATTATTATCTGGTCAAGTTAAATCCAGAGATGTTACCGGAAAAGATGTAGCAGTGTATAAAGCCACGGGACAAATCTCTACTTCTGTGGGCATTCAAAAGAAAGTAGAAGTGCCCGAATTTGGTTTTACTCCTGTTCCAACATCTAACTTTACCCCAGTGCCATCATCTACAACTGTAACCTCTGGTGGAAGTAAAGTTTCTACCCCAAAACCAACTACTTCTTCAAACAAAAAGAGTACCTCTAATATTACCAGCTCTACAAAACCAAACGCTGTAGCTTCCACAATATCTGCAATAACTAACATTACAAAAGCAATTAGAAGTAGCGGACCAGGAAATGCTTATGGGGCAACTACTAAAACGGGAACTATTAAACCAGGCAATATTCGGGGAACACTTGATTTTGGTATAACTGAAAGACTTGGAATAGGTAAGAAAGTAACCAGTGCTATAAACTGGGCTAGAAGTTTATTCAAGAGGAAATAATGGGCATACTGCAAGATCTTCAAAGTAAGATAACGCAAAGTAAACAAGCGTTTTCTAATATAGTTGGTAGTGCTATTAAAGCAGGTTCTTCTATCTATCAAGGATTGACGAACGCTCCTTTATCTCCAACCTCTTTAAACAAAAGATATGATGTAACAGGGAAAGTATCTAGTGATGTTAAAAGACAGGTTAGTGAAACTATTAATATAGGTAAGCCAGAAAATCGTAAATCTGCTGGAATATTACTCACCCCATTATTACAAACTACTGCCGCTATGAGAAAATTACCAAAACCAATTCAATCTTTTGTAGATAATCCAAAACTATTTGGCACGGCACCTCAGCTTCCTAAAAGATTTGAGCATCTTCAAGCACAAGACGCTCTAGTTAGAAGCGGTCTTAATTTTATATCTAATCTAGCAAAAGGAGCGGTTTTCGGTGACCCTAAAAGAACAAAGCAGGTATTAGATTCTTATTCAAAAGTTTTATCTGGTAAGCCAATTACAAGTTCAGAAAGAAAAGAGTTAGAGAAATTTGCTAATGAGCAACAAATTAATTTTATCTTACAAGCGTCTACAGGTGCGATTGCTGGAAAACTAAAAGTTCCTAAAGGAGTACCTTTAATACAAGAAGAAGTTACGCTATATCACGGCGGTACTACCGAGAGTTTTTCTAAAGCAGTACCGGGAGGCACAAGAACTAAATTGAAAAACGTATATGCTACTGAAAGTAAACAATTGGCAGAAAACCGAGGAGGTAAAGTAATAAAAGAAGTTTTTAGTTCGGAAGATTTTTTTGACCCATCTTCTAAAGAGGCTGTCGGAGAATTGATTAGTTTATTTAACAGTAAAAAAGCAACACTTAGTTCAGAAACCATTATATTTATGAAAGCTGTGGAAAATGAATTTTCTAGTGGAACACCCACGAGATTATTAGATAGACGGCTCGCTTATTTTGAAAGTATACCAGAAATAAATAAACTATTAAAAGATGCGGGATATAAAGGTATAAAACTTCCCTATACGGCAGACGTATCGGACATAGCTGGTAACGTTCCAAGTGAATTTGTGTTGTTTTCAGACTCTATACAAAAAGGTGGAAGTAATATACCGACATTACCTACCACAGAAATATCAGATATCTTAACTCCCGAAGGTCAGGTTAAAATAAAACCTCAAGAGTTAAATGTAAATAAACTTGACCTTACTTTAGGAGAGAAATTAGATATTCAACAAATTGGAGCAAAAGAAGTTAGAGAAACTTTAAAAGATTCTGAGATTTTAAAAATAGCTAAAGGTGCTGGTTTAGATACAAAAACTTATTCTTTAGACCAAACTGCGGAAGTGATAGCAGAGCAACTAAACACTCGAAATAGGATAGTGGAATTAGAGAAGATTAGAATAAACCTACAAGCTAGTGGTGGAAGTACAGAGGAATTAATAAAGGTAACAAAAGAGATGGTTAATCTCTTGGGTGCAACATCCTCTCAAGGAACTGATGTAGCACGACAGCTTAGAGCAAGACAAATTGTAGCTAATGAACTGGATACTCCTATGCAAAGAGTATTTAAGCTTTTAAGAGAAGCTGGGGTTAATCCTGATGAATATATTAAAAGGTCAACGAGTGTTGATTTCAACGATCCCAAACAAGTTCAGGATTTTTTTAGAGAGCTTGTACCATCAAAGTGGTGGGATTGGACAGATAAATATAGATATGCAAATATGTTGAGTTCTCCAACTACACACACAACAAACATTGGATCAAATGTAACTGGAACAGCTTTAGTAACCCCTATTGAAAAAACAATAACTGGGGGATTGGATTGGTTGGCTTCCACAAGTGCTTCTTTAATTGGTAAAAATAGACCAAGACAGACTTTTGCAGGTGAGGGATTAGAATATGCTAAAGGTTACTTTCCTGAGCTAAAAAATGCTGCTCATAAATTTGCTGATGTTATGTCAGGAACAGTTACATCAAATGCTCAAGGATTAGATGCAATGCAACTAACAACATCCACAGAAAAACTAACGTTAGGAAAATTGGAACTTCCAATAAGAGCAAGGGCGTTAGAAAATGTTTGGGATTTTCCATTAAAAGCTTTAAAAGGTGTGGATGAGTTCTTTAGAGTTCTTAGTAAAGGCGGATTAAAAAAATCATATGAATATCGTATTAGTAAGGGAGTTCCTATTTCTAATTTAGAAACTAAAATGGATGATGAGGCAATAAAGAGGTTGTTTAACGCTCCTCTTGGAAAGGCAGATGAGGGAAACATATTAAATGCAATGAGTGAGGTTGGAAGATTGGTAAATAATTTAAGAAACAACAAAAACCCAATTGTAAGTAGTTTGGCTAAAATATATGCCCCATTTGTAAAAGTAGCTACAAACCTGGCTAAACAAAGTATTGAGTATTCTCCTCTTGGTTTTACTACGATATGGAAAAATCCTAATAAGACAGAGCAAATTTCTAAAGCTATTATGGGTTCTAGTGTGACTTTGGGAGCCTCAATACTTGCATCAAGTGGTAGATTAAGAGGAGCACCAAAATCTAACCAGAAAGAAGAACAAGCATATCTTAGTAAGGGCATTCCTCCTTACTCGGTAAAAATTGGAAATAAGTGGATTTCTTATCAAAAGATGCACCCTCTAATATCAGCTAATTTTGCTTTAGTTTCAGCCACACACGATGTGTTAAACAAAAAGAGTACAGACGATGAAGCCCAGAGATTACTAGATTTAGCAAGTAAATACTTAATGTTCTTTGCCGACCAGTCTTTGAACAAATCAATTGGAGAATTTGTTAAACTATCTTCTGGCGACCCTAATGCAATTGAAAGATTTACCGCAACCGGATTCAGACAATTTATACCTTTTAGTTCATTCTTTGCGTGGTTAGAAAGAGCTGTAGATCCTGTTCAAAGAAAGCCAAGTGCGGATGCTGGTCCAATTGAAAAGACATTACAAGAAATTATGAAAACACTTCCCGGTCTTGCAGAGAATGTTCCGGTAAGAGAAGATTTATCAGGAGAGCCGATTCAAAATACAGATAGAATATTAAATATGTTAAGTCCTTTTGGAAAGATAACTACAGAAACCCAAAATCCCGAAGCAGATTACTATCTTGAGAGTTTGGATATTAAAAGAGAAAATCGTGTTCAGAATGAACTTGATGATAAAGCTATAACAAAGCTACAAGAAAAATTAAAGAAAAAGAAACCCCGCTAAAATTCTCTATATACACAACCTATGTTGGTTATTACCAATACAATTACACCAAATAAAAACACAAAAAAAATTTGAACTATTATTGCCCAAACTCCTTCTAAAATTGTTTTCATACATATATTATATACCATACTGTCAATACCTCTAAACTTGATATTTGTTTTTAGTGTGTTATTAATGAATTAGAAAGTTCTTAAGGAGGTGTATTTATAAAATGACGCAAGTCGAAACGTTAAAGTCTGATGAAAACTTAACCGCCGTCAAAGACGGGCAGGAAAGTGCAAAAGGATCAACCGAACCGACTGAGGATACACTATTAGATGGAGCCAAGAACTGGCAACATGCCTTGCAAATTAAGCAGGAGAGGTTAAAAGAAGAACGAGAAGCACGTGAATTAGCAGAAGCTCGATTGAAAGAAATTGAGGATGCTGAAAAACAAAGGACATTGGATAATTTATCCGAGTCTGATAAGTGGAAAGTAATTGCCAAAGAGGAAGAAAAGAAACGAGGAGCTTTAGAATTAAAGCAAGTTGTTAAAGATACTCTTTACGATAAAAAACTACCACAGCCAATCGTAGACCTTTTAACAGAAACTCCGTGGGCGATACCACAGGTAGCCAGAGAATTGGGTGATAATTTCACATGGGACGAAGCTATAGCTTCGGTCAAACGCCATTTACCGTCTTATGTTGAATCTTTAGTCGTCGGAGAAATCCCTTCAGAAGAACCTCTAAAGAAGGTTGATTCTGAAAGGTCAGTTGATACCACTATTATTAAAGATCATATCTACACTCGTGCAGAGGTGGAAGCTCTTGGTAAAGATCCTGTTGCTTACGAGAAGCACAGAGATGCAATACTAAGGCAAATGGCTAAATATGGTGGAAGATTGCCCGAATAGAATTACCCTTCTCATTAATTATTTAATTAAGAGGGGGTGTATTTAAATGGCTAATATAACAGTTACAACGGCTGATAACTTTAGACCTGAAATATGGTCGCCAGAAGTCAAAAGGGCTGTAGAGTCAAACTTGACTATGGCTAAGCTAGTTAATAGGAATTACGATGGCGAAATCCAAAAGAAAGGTGATACTGTTCACATAGTTGATATCTCTAACCTATCAGTTGGTGATAAATCAGCTAGTACGGATGTTACCTACGAAGCAATTACAGAAGATAAAACTTCTTTAACGATTGACAAGCATAAATATGCGGCTTTCAAGCTTGAGGACATTGTGGCAGTTCAATCCAATACCAATCTTTTGACAGAGTATTCTAACAAAGTTGGTTACGCTCTTGCAAAACAAATAGATACTGATTTACTGGCACTATACGTAGCGTTAGGACAGTCAGCAGGTGCAGATAATACAGATATTACTGCAGCGACTTTCTTGTCAGCAATACAATTCTTAGATTTAGCAGATGCTCCGGAAACAGACAGATCTGCGGTATTTACTGCTGGACAAAAGAAAGCTTTCTTGGGTGTTGATCAATTCGTAAGATATGATGCAACAGGTATCGGCGGACAGCAAAACCCGATAATTAGAGGACAATTTGGTGAACTTTATGGTGTGAGAGTATTCTTCACCACAAATGTAACCACAGCTGGTTCTCCTGCAGGCGATCATAACCTTATGTTCCACAAAGAAGCGTTCGCACTTGCAATGCAAAAGGACATAAGAATTCAAAGTCAGTACGATATTGATGCTTTGGCAGAGAAAGTTGTGGGCGACGTACTATACGGGATCAAGGAGTATCGTGATACTTTTGGCGTAGTAGTCAAAACTTAACATTGTTTTAATGTTCATTGAGCCAGGGACGCCTGGCTCTTTGTGTTAAAATATGATTATGGAAGTAAACTTCCTTACCACAACAAATAAATCAAATGGTTACGGAATGACACGTGAATACTTTAAGAAGTTTCTACCCAAACACGGAATTGAATTAAACTCGGAATACACAGGGCAGGATATTACATTCATTTTACACATTCCTCCCGCAATTCAACACGCAAAAGGTAAAATTAAGGTTTTATATACAATGATTGAGGGAGATACTGTGCCTGATTCTTGGCATCCGTTTCTTAAAATGGCAGATTATATTATCGTTCCTACTACGTTTGTTCAACAAGCTTTCGACAGGGCGGGATTTAAAACGTCTGTAATCCCCCTAGGATACGATTCTAGCGTCTTTTCCTACATAGATAGGGAAGAACACCATCCATACACTTTCTTTCATTACGAGGCATTTCAGGACCGTAAAGGATGGCAGGATTTACTTGATGCGTGGTTTCTATCTTTACATGAGGAAGAATACGATGCCCGACTCATTTTAAAAACAATAAAGCCATATAACGAAATACCTAAGGAAGTTCAACAATTTACTAATGTAAAGGTAATTTCAGGGGAACTTCCTCACCATTCTATATTTGATATTCTGTCCGAGGTAGATTGTTTCGTTTTTCCCTCTCGTGGTGAGGGTTTTTCCTTACCTCCACTCGAAGCTATGGCTGTGGGTTTACCCGTAATTTTAAGTAAAGGTCATTCTCACATGGATTATTATGACGAAAGATTTATGTATGGGGTTGATTGTGATATTCAAATACCGGCAGTATATCAGAATTGGGAAAGTCAGGGCCACTTTGTGCGGTGTAACGTGGATGAACTTGCAAGTGTTTTAAAACGTGTATATATTAATAAAGAAGAAGCTAAGGTTAAAGGTAAACTTGCTGCTGAATATGTCAAGAAATACAATTATGACAATACAGCAGAAAAGATAGCAAAGTTTTTATGTCAATTATAAGAAATACAAGCACAGTTAATATTAAACCAATGAGTGTGAGTACTTTTAATATAGTTCCTAGAAACGTTAATACAATAGAGTATTCAAGTTATCATACTTTAACAGGAAGTAAAAAGTTTGGAGATTCTAAATTTGGTGCTATAAAGTTTGGTACAACTTCTGTCTCGTCTTTAGGACAGAAAATGCCAACGATTAGTACAAAGGAGATATAGTGGCCTTTCCAACGGGATTAACATCCGCAGTAGATTCAGTAACAGACATAACAGCAGCTCTTTTGAATAACGTGGAAGCTAAGATTGGAATAGATAGTTCCGCAGTTACTACGTCCCACGATTACAAACTATCCGGAGTAACCGGTACTGATAAAGCAGTAAGTAAAGCTGGAACTGAAACTTTAACTAATAAAACACTAACAAGTCCTGTAATAAACACCCCTACGGGAGATGTAGCAACTCTTACTGGTTCTGAAACATTAACAAACAAAACCTTAACCAAACCCACAGTTAACGGCTCTATATCTGCGTTTACCACGGATACAGATGCGGCAACAGTTACTTTTGATTTAGCGGCCTCTAATGTTCATTCTGTAACTTTAGGTGGAAATAGAACTCTCGCTCTTTCCAATGCTTCTGTAGGTCAGATGTTTGCTATAAGACTTATTCAAGATGGAACGGGAAGTCGTACGGTCACATGGTTTACTACCTTGAAATGGGCTGATTCGGGAGCCCCAACACTTACAACTGCTGCAAGTAAAATTGATACATTTGTGTTTATCTGTACAAGTTCTGGAAATTACGAGGGGTATATAGTTGGACAAAACGTAGGTTAAAATGCCAGATGTAGTACGAGTTAGTCATACAGTTCAAAATGCAAATACTACAAATCTTTTAAGATATAATGCGGACTATGAGAGACTAGGTATGGGATTTCTAGCCCCAAGAGCCATAGGAACAGTTTCAAAGGTTACACTCTCGCTTAAAAAGACAGGTTCTCCGACAGGTAATATATTTGTTGAAATTCAAACTAATGCTTCTGGAGCTCCATCAAATACTATAGTAACTAACGGTACAAGTGCTAACGTGGATGTCTCAACACTTACAACTTCATTTTCTTTTACATACGATTTTACATTTGCAACTCCTCCTACTTTAACTGCAGGAACAACTTATCACATTGTATTAAAAGGAGATTATCTTGTGAGTACAATAAATTATGCTTCGTGGGAAAACGACCAAAATGGTACATATGCTGACGGTAATGGATATAGATTTAATGGTTCAACATGGTTTGGTCCTATAACTGACTTTGACTTTAAGGTATGGGGAGACCCCATAAAGGGCGGAGCGTTCTTAATGAATCTTATTTAACTTGTTTTTTGTTTGCTAAGTGATAGATTTATTTTATGGCTATTATAAAAAGTACAGTTCCCAATCCCAACGACGGAACAACAAGTTTTGATAAAATTAGATTCTATGAAGCTACAGATTCTAGCGGTACCGGAGCAACATTACTTTCAACCGAAGCAATAGATACTTCAACGAGATACCAAATAGACCCCGGTACAACCTCATATACTTATACAAGTGGCTCTACGTCTAAGTATTATGCAGGAAAATATTACAATTCATCTACTGCAGATATCTCCGACTACACAACTTGGGTTTTGGGAGGCAAAGACAGATGGGATACAATGTTTGAAAACGAAATGAGTGATACCTCCAATGCTGTTTGGGCGGCGGCTACTGTAGCAAGATTTAAGGTGTGGGCTTTAGAAGCACTATTTCCCGACTTATACCGACAAGTTATTGATACTTCTCTAACTTTAGATAACGACGCTACTCCAACATACACATACAGTGTTCCTTTTGGGATTTTTAATATAGCCGAGGTTGGAGTTGGTGATGTTCAAAATTCTACAAGTACATTTCAAAAACTTCATCCTGATAACTGGGCTTTTGAGAACGGTCTTTTACACATCTTTGACTTAGGAAGTCTTACAGATACGGCAACAATCAGACTTATTGCTCATAAAAAATATCTTGAAGTAGGAGATGTTCCTGAACAACTGGATAGGGTTGTTATGAATCATCTTAAAATGAATGCTTATTTATTCCTAGCAGAGGATTTCCCAAGATTCAAAACGTGGTCGCAACTCCAAGAGGGAACTAAAGTATCTTTTGAAAACATGAGAGTTCATGCCAGAGAATTTGAACGCAAGTTTGTAGAGGGAAAGGCCGAGATTAGGAATACCTTATTCCCATCTCTGATTTAATATGGCTGAATTTGCCCGCATAACATACAATTTTAATAGTAGAATTATCTTAAACGATGTTTCAACAGATACAACAAGGTATGTTTTATTAAATACTCCAAACATCACCGATACCCTAGTTATAAATACAGAAGATGAAAAACCAGAAGAAGCTGGGATTATAGATTACGGCTCAAAGTTTGGTAAAGGTCAGTGGACAGTCCCAATTACTTTGTACGCTTCTTCAAATGAAAATATGGCGGCACTAATCCAGACTCTAAAACAAGCGTTTAATCCAGACTTACTTGAGGCGGACTCTACTTACGGGGAAACTACAAGCTATCTTGGATATCATCCACTAGATTGGACGGAAACAGTAGGTAGTACCTCAAGAGCATTCAGAATTTATGCCAAGTCGCAGGAAACTCCAAAAGTGTCTATGGATAATATGTCGGGAAGTATTAGAAAATCTAATCTTCAATTAAAAGTTGCAGACCCTAGAAAATATCTTCAATCTGCAACAACCCTATCAGGTGCAGGAACTGCTACTAACGCAGGCACATATACAACTCCGATAGTTATAACAATAACTGCCAGTGGAGCTACAAGTACAAGTTTGGCAATTACAAATAGTACGACAAGTAAATCAATATATGTTACTACAGCTCTTGCTAATAATGATAGTTTGGTAATAGACACTGGTTTGCATTCGTGTAAACTTAATGGAACAGAGAAAAGAAGTTTGTTAAGTGGTTCTACTGAATGGTGGCTTCTAAATTCGGGAAATAATACATTAGCATTTACCAACGGAACTAATGCCACAGTATCTTTCTCGTGGAGAAGTGCGTGGCCTTTATAAAGAGGGTGATTTGAATGAAAGCAATGATGAAAGCAAAAAGTATGCCTAGAGCAAAAGTTTCAAAGAGACCTCCTAGAAAAAGAGGTTATTGAAAGGAAGGTGATTTAAGATGGAAGGAATGTTAAATGATGGTGTAACAAGTCAAGGTGCAGTGTCCAGAACATATGATAAATATGGTAAAAGAATGCACACGTGTACGCCTACAAAAGATATGAGTACAAAACATAAAGTAATGATGTCTGGTAAAAGCGAGATGGGCAACACAGTAGATAGTGATACAAGACAAACTACAACAGATAAAGGGGGTCTTTAATGGCGGCGACACCAAAATATGTTTTTATAGTAAGAGATAGGTCAGGAAACCAATACGAATTTGAGAGATGTGTCAATCGTGCTTGGGAAAATTATGAAAATGACGTTGGAAGATGTCAATTCTTTATTCCTCATAATGACTTAAAATTATCAACAACTTCTGTATCAGATAGTCAATATTCTGGAATATTAATTTATAGAAATGGAAGTTTGGTGTGGCACGGTATAGTACAGATTGTTCAGGATACCAGAGACGGTACTTGGGTATACGGAGAAACTTATATGGCGACTCTGGGCTGGTACGGAGTCAGATATAATCAGGTTTATTCCGCTTCCGGTGTGGGAACAATCATTACATCCGAATATGACAATATAGAAACTCGTTCTAGTAATTTCTTTACAGATAAGATAACGCAGGGAACAATACAAGAACCATACATATCCGGAACAACTAATACTTTAACTATAACAAGAACCTTATTTCATGAAAACTTCTTGGATTTCCTTAAACAGATGGTCTTAACAGCAAGAGCTGAAATGACTTCAACGTGGTCTCAAAATACAGTTTTTGACATAACATTCTCTGCAACAGCACCTACATTCTCTTTTCTTAGAGATGTGGGAACTAATAAATCAGATGTTATATTTGAAATGGATAGTGAAATTGTTGATTTTAATATCCCACGAGATTTCAGAGGTATAAATAACCAAGTTAAAGGATTGGCAATTGCTTCCGGTCCAGTTGTTCTTAATGCTTCACAGCTTGATTTAACCAGCCAATCAAACTGGTACAAAAGAGAATTTTATCCATTCTTTAACAATGTAACCGCACAGACAGATCTTAATCAAAGGACTAACAATTTTACATACGAAAGAAAAGACCCAAAGAGAGATATGAAAATTAAACTTGCCGCAGGATTAACTCCATTTGATGGATATGTTATGGGAGATAGTATTAAAGTTCGTATCAATAGAGGACGAGTTTCCATAGATGAATTTAGACGAGTTGTTGGAATGGAAGTTTCTATCAGTGATACAGGGATAGAACAGACAGCCCCTATTCTACAGAAGGCGAGAGCTTAATGGCTATTATATTTCCGGGCGAGGCGGTAGCCCCGGCTAAA